GTCAGAACCACCAGTGAAGTTAACTTGTTGGACTACTAAAGATTTAGAGGTTGTGTCTGCAGCTTTTACAGTCAAATCTAAAGCAGAATTAATATCAATGATGGCTCTTGAGATTCTTCTTGGAAGTCCAGTTAATGGACCTTCTGGTAATTCTTTATCTATCGGCATAGTTTCAATAATAGGTGTATAATTAAATCCAATGTTTACTCCAGTTGCTCTTGGCGAATTTAATGTAATAGTATCTGACGCAGTAACAGTAAACGCACCTAATGAACTATTACCTTCTACTGCATTAATTAATTCATTTCTATATATAGAATTAACAGAATGAAAATATCCTTTAACAATTGTAATTACAGCATTATCTCCTGGACTTACTGCTAAATTTTTATCTAAGTTAAGATCATAAGATCCACCACCATTATTAGTTACAGCTTGAATAGTATATTCAGTAGCATTTCCTGCTATAGTAAATGTTTCATTAATTTGTGGATCTGATGTAAATCCGTCTATTTTAATAACAGCTCCAGATTGACTAGCTCCTTCTACTAAAGGTGTTCCTCTTTGACTAACTGTTGATGTTGTTTGCATATCTAATGTAATACTATCATCATCTCCAAATTTTTCTAGTGTATATACTGTAGATCCATTTAATTGTCTTTTAACAATACACACTAAATATTCATTTAATGTAATTACTGATTGATATAAATCATTTTCTTTAGTTGTCCAAAGACTCCATCCTGCTATTTTTTCATCTCTAACAGAATGAAATATAGCCATTGATCCTGGTAATGTATTTCCATTATTTAAAAAGAAAGCATATTGTTCTGGTCTAGTAAAGTTACCTTTTATAATAGCTATTTGTTTAGGACTATCAATTAGATGTTGTGCAAGTATAGATACCGAAGTTGATTTATAACCATCTTCAATATCAGAATAAATAAACTCTCTTACAGCTTTACCATTTTTTTGAACAAACCCTGCTGCTTGATCAAATATAATAGGAGCTGTTCTACTAATACCATAAGCTGTTTGTCTTAATACCGACACATTGCCAGGAGTAATAGTATTATCATTTGCTCTTGGAATATAATATTCACCACCATCTGTAAAAATTTGTAAATCTTTACCAGATAACATATGTCTAACTTCGTTAACTTCTGCACCTGCAATATCTAAATCCATTGATTCATCAGCTTCACCTGTACCAACATCAAAATTAAAATACTCAGATATTCTAGATGCTAATACACCTGCTGGTCTAGATTTTAAACCACCAAACCAAAGTCTGTTATTATGAAAAGTAACAGCTTGAGGATGTCCTCGTCTTGTAGATATAGTTTGTTCAGCCCAGTTAAAATGAGGACCAGTAGAACCTATATCTTCAATAACTGTAACAGTAACTTGCGTTGCAGAAGTAAAACCAGTTATCTTAACTTGTTTAGCATTAATTTCTAAATGATCACCTACTTGATTACTTGTAAACGCATCTGAACTTGCAGTAACAGTTCTTCCTGTTCCTGTAGCATGAGAAGATAAAGTAACACTAATTCCACTAGCAACATATTTATAAAAAGGTTGCAAACTTCTATTTGCACCACTAACACTTATTGTATCATCTTCATCAAAAGCAAAAGCTGATACTGTAAATGAACTTGCAGATTCTCTAAATAATCTTCTTGTTTCATTATCTCTATGTGTAATAAAAATAGTATCACCAAATTGAGCATAATTTAATTCAAACAACTGAGCTGTAGTCCAATTACAATTAGTTGTATAATTAGATACTATTGCACTACCATTAATATTATAAACATCCATTCTATTATTTGATAAAACAACAATAGCTATTTCATCATCAGAAAATACAAAAGGAATTAATCTTGATTCAGCAGGTAATGTTGCAAGATAAGTAGTACCTGGTCTTCTCATTAAACCACCTTCTGCTAATAATGCAAAGTTTCTACATTGTTTAGCACCATTTGCATAAGCAGGTGTATCTATTCTAGTAGCTAGTAGTGGATTAAGCTCTCCAGAAGAAAAATTGGTTAATACAGTTTTTAATGTTCTTGCCATTACACATCAGTTCTCGTAGAGTTTCTTAGATTAATAAATCTAGAAGTATCTAATTTTCTTGTAGTTACTTCTGCTGTATCTATGTTTTTAGATATTAAAAATTGTCTATCAGACATTTGTTTAAATTGATTTATCATACCTGCATCTCTAGCAACTGAACCTGCAAATAAAGAAGCAAGTTCATATTCCAAAGCTAATCTAAAATGAGGTGGAAAATAATCTTCTTCTACTCTGTAAATATAATCTAATACTAAGTTATGGTTTGCACCATAAGTATTTACATAAATCATATTCTTATATCTTGTATAAGGAATAATATAATCATTAACTGTTAATGTATTAATTTGTAAGACTCCAGGATCAGCAGGTAGCTGATAAGCATATTCATATCTTCCTACTGGAGCTGTAGATAATAATGATAATGTTTTTTGATTAGTTGCAAACTTCCATCTATGTCTAGTTAAAGAAGCTTGTACAATATCTTCATAAACATTTGAAGCAACTAAAGCTTCTGTAGATCCATCTGTAAAAGAAGATATAGGTTGTGCACCTATCATTACTAAAGCTCTTGCACATATATCTACTTTTGATGTCGCCATATTTTATAAAATTAAATTAATTGAGGGCGAAATTAATCGCCCCCAAAATATCTTTAAACGATTATGATCCGTTTACGACAGTTACTGTAGCAGCACCTGTTGCAGAAGACACTACAAGAATGTCAACTGTTTGAGTACCACCATTTGAACCAACGCAAAGAATAATATCATTTTCTTTTAAGTTCTCAGTTGCTGAGTTGAAGTAACCAGAAGCAGCTATTGTAGCAATAGCATCTCCATCTGTATAAAAGAATACAGAGTTACCACCTGCTTCAGCAATCTTTTTGATTGGGTTTGAAGTTTCGTAAGCCATATATTCTCCTTATTCAGCACATTTCTGAACTCTAATACCATTGTCATCAATCAATGTACCACCTATGCTAAGCATAGAAGTAATTAAGTGAGAAACTTTTTCTGGTATGTAGTTCACTTCGGTTTTAACATCAGAACCTATTCCTAAGCCCAGTGATGATTTGTGGAAAGCCACAGTATGTCTATCAGTAGAACCAGAAGTTTCTAGTCCACTGTGTACAAACCATAAGAATCCTAACCATCTTTTTGCAGTCATTCCTCCAGCATATGGAAGCTCACCTTCGCCTACATATTCAACTCTAGAGAATTGATCTAATGCCAGTAGATCAGACCATTGTTTTGGTCCTACTACCCAGTATCTTTGGTTATCATCTGGAAGGTCATTAGTATTGAAAAGTTCCATCATAGATGTTGCTTTTCCTAAGTTCATACCAGTACCTGTTCCTGATGAGTTGTTCGCAAGAGTCGTAGCACCATTCATAATCCCAGTTAATACACTGTCAGTTTTTCTACCTAAAGCGTATGCTGCAGATTGTGCAACTACTTGTCTTTCGTCAATGTTTACCTTTAACTCGTCTAGCTTGTCAACGTAATCAGCTGCATAGTAATCAGTTAAAGTGGCACTCACGTTAGAGTGAGATAGATCCATTGCTACTACTTCAGCATGTCTTGCTTTAGTGTTAGCAGATCCTTTTGCTACTTTCTGAAACTTAACAGTGTTACCGTTAACGCCATTCACAGTTCTTACAAGATTCTTTAACTTAGAACCCATTCTTTGGTAAGCCATGTGAACTTCTGCTTCAAACTGAGTAATAAAGGCATTGTTTATTGATGTTGCCATTTTATTGTCCTTTGTTTGTTGTTAAGTTACGTTTATTATCCGATTATCTTACAAATGCAGTGGTCTGTTATCCAGTTAAGGGCAAACATTAAACATTTTTAAGGTCTTAATATAGAAATAGATTTGTTTAATTATTTAAACAACGCACAATTACATCCATATTTTAGGAATAGTAATTACTTCTCCAAATTCTAACTTACCTTTTTCATCATATGAGTATGTACCAAACAATGTGATATATGTTTTGGTTTCTTTGTATATCCACATTTGGCTACATACAGCTTTTGCTGGTTCTTGATTATCCATATCTGATTCAGATACCCAACCAGTTTCACTAACTGCATCTAGCCAATGTAAATCTTTTTTAAGTTTTTTATACTTAAATTTATTTTTTACCTTCGTAAGCTTTTTCATATAGTTCTGTTACACGCTTAATATAACTATCATCCCTTTTATTAGAATCATAATATCTAGGATCATTCATCATAGATTTTAAATCTCCTAAATCTGGAGTAACAGACACTTGTGTTGGTGTAGTAGGCATAGGACTATCTTTAGTCATTTTCATTATTTCTTCTATTGCTTTTACACCATCAGCTGTTGATGCTATACTTGAAAAAGTACTATAAGCTTCTGGTGATAAGTTTTTTTTAGACCAAAGCTCAGCAGCTTCAACTCTTTCTTTAGAGTTGTCACCTAACTTTTGCATTTCAACATTAACATCTGGTAAAGTTGCCATTGCATTATCAATAAATACTTTGACTCCTTCATCAAATTGTTCTTGAGATAAACCATTTTGTTTGGCTGTATCTTTCCACCATTGTACTATTTCCATATCTTCTGATACAGATACATCTACATTTTCTGGAAGTTCTGGAACATTAACTTTATATTCTTCTGGAACTTTACCTAGTCTTTCTTGTTCTAGATCTTGTCTAACTTGTTTAGAAAGATCTTCTGTTCTTGAGCCTAATTTTTTCTCAAGAGCATTATAACTTGAAGCTAAATTTTCTAAGTTAACTTCTTTTCTATCAGCATCCCAAAATTTATCTTGTACAAATTCTGGCTTATCACTAACAGTTTGCTCTTGTGCTTCTGTGGTGATTGGTGCTGTTGCATTATCATCTACCATCTTGTTCTCCTTTTTTTATTCTTGTTTGTATTACTCCTGCTAGGAATCTCATTCCTTCTAAATGAAATAATCCATTGCTGTCTATATTTGGACCAGCAACTGCTTCAGTTGTAATTGATTTAATATACTCAAGAATTTTTTTTCCATCTTCACCCTTGAATACACCTGCAAAAGTTTTATTAAGATTACGTTCAACTTCGTCTTCTCTAACGTAACCATCAATAGATCTTGCAGGAATTGGTCTTTTTTCTTTAAGTCCATCCCAGCTCATTATTGTGGTATTTCTCCTTCTTTGGGTGCAGTTTGTAACTGACTAATCTGTTGTACTATTTGCTTTTGTTCTTCTTCATCACGAATAAGTTTTTCAGGCAAATTCATTTTTTGTGCTAGATACTTAGCAGTTTCATTTTGATTAACAATAACATTAATCATCTGTGGACCAAAAGTACCTGCAATAATTTCATTAAATCTATTTACATCAGAAACATCTTGCATATGTTGAGCTTGAGCTAATGGAGATCTAGCTCCTATTTTAACTTCTCTACCATTAACTTTAGGTAGTTCTATTCTACCTTGTTTAGATAATATTCTAATAATTCTTTTTAATAATGGATGTATAAACTCTGATTGTAGTCTTCCAAAAGAAGAACCTATCTGTCTAGATAGATCTGCCATTCTTTCAGAAACTTCTGTTGCTGTCATTGGAGTTCCTTCTGGTCTTCCAAGAGCTTCCATGTATAAAGCTTTTTTAATATTCTGCCTCATATCATTTAATACTAATTGAGCTACATCAAAATTAGATGC